CTTCTTTGCATCTGTTTATCCTACTATTACTTCTGGTAAAAGCACAAAAGTCATAATGGTTTCAACGCCTCACGGCATGAATCATTTTTATAGATATTGGCACGACGCAGAAAAAGGAAAGAACGAATATATTCCCACTGATGTCCATTGGTCTGAAGTTCCAGGTAGAGACGAAAAATGGAAACGTCAGACAATTGCTAACACATCAGAACAACAATTCAAAATTGAGTTTGAGTGTGAGTTCCTTGGATCTATTGACACACTTATCGCTCCAAGCAAGTTACGAACTCTTGTGTATGAAAATCCACAGACTAGTAACGCTGGTTTAGACGTATATGTAGACCCAGACCAAAAACACGACTATGTAATAACTGTTGACGTTGCAAGAGGAGTTGGTGAAGACTACTCTGCTTTTGTTGTAGTTGATATAACACAGTTCCCACACAAGGTTGTTGCAAAGTATCGAAACAATGATATCAAACCGATGTTGTTCCCTAACATCATTTGGGAGATAGCAAAGAAATATAATAATGCATTTGTTTTATGTGAGGTAAATGATATTGGAGATCAAGTTGCTTCAATCTTAAACTATGATCTCGAATATCAAAACTTACTTATGTGCTCAATGCGTGGTAGAGCAGGTCAAATTGTAGGACAGGGATTCTCTGGCAAGAAAACGCAACTTGGCGTAAAGATGAGTAAGACTGTCAAAAAAGTTGGTGCTCTCAATCTTAAGACTATGATTGAGGAGAGTAAATTATTATTCAGTGATTATGAAATTATCTCAGAGTTAACAACTTTTATTTCAAAAAGTAATTCTTTTGAGGCAGAAGAAGGATGTAACGATGACTTAGCAATGTGTCTTGTCATCTATGCTTGGTTAGTTCAACAGGATTACTTCAAAGAACTCACAGATCAGGACATTAGAAAGAGATTATATGAAGAACAAAAGAATCAAATCGAACAGGACATGGCACCATTTGGATTTATGTCTGATGGATTAGATGATAACAGTTTTGTAGACAATGATGGTGATAGGTGGTTTAAAGCAGATGAGTATGGTGATAGATCTTTTATGTGGGAATATCACTAATGGAATTTGATAAGCAGATTAAGTTAGGACACTTACTGCTTACTGATAGGAAGTGTAGAGTATGTGGAGAGACAAAAAATTTAGTTGATGGATTCTATAGAACTAGAAAAGATAGAGGACCAGTGGCATCTTCATTCTCATATGAGTGTAAAGAATGTACAATTAAAAGAATAACTAAATCAAAAAGATGTCAAAGTGACAGATATGAATATCCAGATTGGTAATTCACGTCACGTTTCCCCCCTGAAAGTACCCATAATTCTAAATAATTCTTAGATAAATCGAGATCACGGAGAAAAACATGGCGACTCCACAATTATCTCCTGGAGTACTTGTTAGGGAGGTTGACTTAACAGTAGGAAGAGCAGATAATGTTCTAGATAACATTGGTGCAATTGCGGGTCCTTTCCCACTTGGACCAGTTAATGAACCAATTCTGGTTACCAACGAAACGGATTTAATTAACGTTTTTGGTAAACCACTTTCTACTGATAGTCAGTACGAGTATTGGATGAGTGCAGCATCCTTCCTTTCTTATGGAGGAGTCCTTAAGGTAATCAGAGCAAGTGATGATGACCTGAACAATGCCAACGCTGGTGTTGGTATGGCATCTACTGATGCTCTGCAGGTTCTGAACTATGATGACTATCAGAACAATCACACTGAAGCACAAGACTTTACCTATGCTGCTAAGAACCCTGGTTCTTGGGGTAACGAACTGAAGGTTTGTCAAATTGACGATTTTGGCGATCAAATTATCGGTATCGGAACCACCAACGTTCTTGCAACTGGTGCAGAAGTTGGTTTTGGAGTCACCGCTCCTTTAGCTGCTGTCACCATTCCTGGAAGCGGTTCGACCACAGCATTTACTGGATTCTTAAAAGGTATCATTACTGGTGTTACCACGGATGCAACGAACGGAAACAGCGAAATTGTTGTTAAGGTTGTATCTAGGGTTAATACTGCTGGATCAGAAACTAAGATTAGTTATCAGCAGGGAACTGCGTTTGCAGCGTTTGACACCAGCGATTCACTCAGATTCATAAACAACTCTGGTGTACATACCACTGGTGTTGATGGAGTTGATAGTCATACTCCATCATCTGTCCTTGACTGGTATGACCAGCAAACTCTGGGTCTTCAAAACGCAACAATCTACTGGAAAGAGATTGCTCCAAGACCCACCACAAACGTGTATGTCTCTGACAGAAACGGTAAAAACGATGGTATTCACGTTGCCGTTGTAGATGATAATGGCGGAATCACTGGTATTAGAGGTAATATCATTGAGAAGCATATCAATCTTTCCAAGGCAGCAGACGCTATCTCTGCTGTAAATGCACCAGATAAGATTTACTACAAAGAGTTTATTGCAGACGGTTCTGCTAACATCTACGCAGGTAAGAGTCCTGCTAGTGCTGCTGATGCTTTCCACGGAACCACACCAACAGCACTTGGATTCTCAACAGATTTCACCAAGGTAACAACTGGTGGTGGTCTTTGGGGTCAAAATGCACAAGATACCAACTTCAATGGAATTGGTAATGTAACTTACACCCTCAAAGGTGGAGAAGACTATGCTGCTGGTGTTCCTTCTTACGGGGAATACGTAAACGGTGGTATGACTGCCACACTTGGCAATCTCAACACTGCAATTGATAAAGTATCCAACAAAGATGAGGAAGCAGTTGACTTCTTAATCATGGGTCCTGGTTTGGGAAGCAAGTCTGAATCTCAAGCAAAAGCAGGTAAGTTGCTTACTATCGCTACAGCAAGAAAAGATTGTATGGCTGTCATTGGTCCCCATAGAGCGGACCTTGTAGGTGTCACTGACTCTACAACCCAGACAAACAATCTGATTGATTTCTTCAGTCCATTACAATCAACCTCCTATGGTGTGTTTGATTCTGGTTATGCTTATAAGTATGACAGATTCAATAATGAGTTCCGTTTCGTACCAACGAACGGAGATGTTGCTGGATTGATGGTAAGAACAGCGATTAACGCATATCCTTGGTTCTCACCTGCAGGTCAGCAACGTGGTGTTCTCAACAATGTTGTTAAGTTGGCATACAACCCAACTAAAGCGCAGAGAGATCAACTTTATCCGCTGAGAATCAACTCTATGATCACCAAACCAGGTGTTGGCACACTTCTCTTCGGTGATAAAACCGCACTTGGTCACGCATCTGCATTTGATAGGATCAACGTTCGTCGCTTGTTCCTCACTGTTGAGCAAGCACTTGAAAGTGCAGCAGAAGCACAACTCTTTGAACTCAATGATGAGTTAACAAGAGCAAACTTTAGAAACATCGTCGAACCTTACTTGAGAGATGTTGAGGCGAAGCGAGGAATTTACGGATTCCTTGTTATTTGCGACACATCAAACAACACTCCCGATGTTATTGATAATAATGAATTTAGAGCAGACATCTTCTTGAAGCCTGCCAAATCGATTAACTACATCACTCTTACCTTTGTTGCTACCAGAACTGGCGTCAGTTTTGAAGAAGTAGCAGGCAGAGTTTGATAAAAATATCTAAATAACAAAAGGAGGATTAAACAATGGCAACTTCAAGAGAAAACAAGACTATTTCTCAATTTAAATCAGCACTGATTGGGGGTGGCGCACGCCCCAATCTATTTGAAGTAGAAATGCCGCTTTTACCAAATGGTATTGCTTGGGACGCAGACAGTTTCAGATTTCTCTGTAAGGCAGCAGCACTTCCTGCTCAAAACATCGCTAACATCGATGTTCCCTTCAGAGGTCGTACTTTCAAGGTTGCTGGAGACAGAACCATTGATACTTGGACAGTAACCGTTATCAACGATGAAACGTTTGCTCTCCGTAATGCATTTGAACAGTGGTCAGATTTGATCGCTAGATTGGATAACAATCTCGGTGCAACTGATCCATCTGCATACATGGTTAATGCTAAGGTATTCCAACTCGGTAGAGGAGCGAGTGCTGGTAGCGTAACCAACCAAGGCGACAGAAATGCTGTTCTGAAAGAGTACGAATTCGTAGACATTTTCCCAACTAATGTCTCACAGATCGATGTTTCCTATGAT